ATCAACCATACGAACGCCTACGCTCTGCGTTCTCGCTTGCGTCCTACTGGCGCCGCATACCGTGACAAGCTGTTAAGCGAAGCGATCAATCTCCGCGCAACCGACTAGCCAAAACCTTACAGCAACCTGGCAGCGGTAGCACTGCGCTATCGCTGTCATCTTCTTTCACTGCAATCGGTTAGGTGTTATTTTCATAGCACCCGGATCCTTCCATTGATCCGCGCAACGCATCGCGCGGATCATTCCCGCCAACATGTTGCAATGCATCGATCACTGATGCACGGTCGCAACGAACCAACCATTCGAACCACTCGCACGCGCATGGCATTCGAACCCGTTACGTAGTTCAACGTAATTGGGCTTCGTATCGCAAAGCACTTCATCAAAGCACTTTGCCTAGCAAAGGGGGTGGACCCCTCTGAAGGCCACCGGGGGTCGGGGCACGAAGTGGTGCCCGCTCGAAAATTTTTTATCTCTTGAATAGATCGACTAGGGGAAAGGTGTTCTGAAGGGAGTCAATGATAGCGAATTCGTAGACGTCTTTCATGATCTGGGAGAGCATGGCGGAATCAAGGGATCGATAGTAGGTGGGGGTGAAGGTCAGGCGGTGCATGACACACCAGACCTGCACGTCATTGGAATTGCCGATGAAGCGCATGAAGGAAGCGCCAAGGATCTCAGAGGCATCATCGTACGAGAGTGGGCGGTTGATCAAGGCTGCGCATCCAGTAAGGATGCGGTCCCACGGGATCGGTTTGTGGATGATCCTGCTGGCCCGAATGGCGTTATGTTCTTGGAGTGTTAGGGCCACGATTGATTCCCAGATAGTCCTGACAGAACGTGCCGTCATTGAGAAGAATGATGATGCCGCGTTAATCAGCGTCGATGAGCTTCATGTATTCACGCCGGATTTCAGGAGACATGAGAATGACCCGATCGAATACGCGCTTGTTGATGTCCCCGGCTAAGGCGTCCACAGCATTCTGTAGAAGTTCAAACGTCAAGGCGCCACCGCGATGTCCGAGTAAACGGTCAGCGACTTCGCGTGCGGTCTTCTCTTCGGGAGTTTCATACTCCCGCTGTAACCACGCGATGCGTTGGTCGCCGCTTTTCTTATCCATGACAACGATCCGATCATTCGGCATGTCATTATGGGTGTAGATCGGGATGTCCTTAAAATGAATGTCAAAACGAATGTTCATTGATCTCTCCTTTTATGGCGTTAATGAAAGCGCCCTTACCCGATTCTTTCATGACTTCTTTAGTGATACGAACACGCGCGAAGATCCTCTTCATCTCGATGGGCGAGTAGTAGTCCCTATCCATCACGCGCTGCCCTAGCAGCCGTTGACTGACTGCTAGGGCGGTGATCGTGCGAGCGTGGATCTTGTTGGTCATAGTATTTTCAGAACGACTGGATATGCTGCCGTTGTCACACTTGTGCCCTGCGTGGATCTGGGGTGAGAAAGTGGTCCACCGGCTACGTCGCTGGACGTACCACCACCACCACCTAGCAGACGCCCGGCAACAAACTGCCGTGTGAACTCGCTGGCGAGAATGTCCGAGATAACGGTCTGAAGGTTCACGCTATCCAGATACTTCTCGATGTCCGCCATGCGCTCAGCGAGCTTGCGGGAAACGACATCACGGATAGCATGTTCGAACGCGATCTCAAAGGCATGCAGAATGGAGTCTGCGTCGTTGCCATAGGAGTGTTGCGCGACGTTCTGCGGGTCCATTAATACAACCGTTCCTTTCGTGCAGGCATAGTCAGTGCGCGCTTCAGGCGCCGCAACACACGCGGCTCACCAGCGGTTTTCTTGGAGTGCGCGCTGTGGGATAGCTTTTCTAGATTACCGGGTGCATTGTTTTCTTTGTTGCTGTCTGTGTGATGGACGTCTTCACCGGGTCGCGCATTGGCGATCTTTCGGTGTGCGTCACTTTTACGATCTCTCATGCTGGTGTCCCTTCTACAACCGGCCGCGCAGATGCCTTACCATCCGTGACGACAACCTTTGGGAAACGCTTTCTGGGCTTCGGGGTGTGGGTCGGTTCAATCTCTCGATACAACACATAGCGCGGGAACTCCCCCACCAGATGCACGTCGATGGCGGGTTCGTCTTTGCACACATGAACGTTTTGAAACTTCTTCGGCAGCTGGTCTTCCGGCGCCAGCACCATGTGTCCGATGATCCGTCGAAGGCCCGCACGTCGGCCGCGAACGATATAGACGACGACGCGTCGTTCCCGTGTCACACTGTCCTGAGCTTGGGACGCCATGTCCACTCCAAAGGGCGGTTTGCAAAATCCATGCCAGTTCGGCTAGTATCTCTGTCGGGGGTTCTTGTGCCGAAGTCGCGCCATGCGAAACGTAAAAAGCGCCCAAATGGGCGTCCACGTCGGCTAGGTCCGACAGTCAGTATGCAGCCGTCCCCTTCTCCGGCTGCTGCTAACACGGCACAAGAACTTCCGGTTGCAGGAGAAGCAAATAGCGTGCCGGAAGAGAAGCCAAGCTGGTACCTGCCGCCGGATAGCAAGGTGCGGCCAGTCGCCCTGTCCATCATGGCGATGCGTGCGGCGGGCAAGAGCGACGAAGAGATCGCGGGCGAGCTTGGGATTTCGATCAAATCGATCAGCCCCTACGTCTATCGTGCCGCGAAGAACGGATGGATCACGGCGGAAACGCCCGGTGATCGGTTGCGTTTGGAGTTGTTGCATAAGACCGTGGACCGTTTGAGCGAAGGGCTTGAAGATGGCACACGACACGCCACGACGGGCATGCGGGTCCGCACAACCGTCGCGATGGAACTGGCAAAGGGCACGATGCTCAAGGAATTTGATCAGGCGTCGAGTCAGATCACTCCTTCAACGGTGGTTGCGGTTCAAGTCATCATGCCTGCTGGCCCGGCTCAGGAGATGCGTGAAGATACATCCGGCGGCACTCCCATTATGGTGGAAGGACAGGTGGTCCGTGGAATATCGATTGCCGGATGATTTCTACTACCCGCGACAGGTGCCGATCACGACAACGGCGGATCATGTGCTCGCCGCGAAGGTCAAGGATCTTGGGAAGACGGATCCGGACCATCGCCCCGCTGTCGCGCCAATTCGGACCACGGAAGGCGGCAGGCTGTTGCACTTCCACATCGACGTGCAGAAGTTGGGCGTGATGGAGATGATTGTGGACGGCGAACCCCACACAGGCCGATTGATCTACAAAGGAATGAAGCTATGCCGTATGACCAAGTGATGTCCAAGTTTGGGAAGGGCGAATTGCATTCAGGATCGAAGGGCGGGCCGAAAGTGAACAGCCGAAAGCAGGCGATTGCGATCATGATGTCTGAGAAGGGCGAAGCGAAGATGGGCAAGAAGGAATACGAGTCGCGTGGCGAAGACAAGAAGGAAGCCTCTTCGCTCAAGGGTCTGCACAAAGCGATTAAGTAATGGCGAACATCATTCACAAGGTACGTTTGCCGCCGGGGTGTGGGGACAACATCGGTGACGACTATCTGTACAACCCCTACATGCATGATCTCGACAAGGGATTCTTTGCTGCGTTGCGCAAACGCGTGTGTATGAAGTGCATGCAGGTTGGCTTTCGGGACGCGGATGGCACGTTCCTGTGCCCAAAGTGCAACACCACACACGCGGACATCAAGAGTGCGCCGCGAGCGTTTGATCATTTTCTCCTACTGTCCGGACGCCAAGGCGGCAAGACACTCGCAGGCGCACACGCTGTGCGGGAAGAACTGATGATCCCTAACAGCCATTGGTGGGCCATGGGGCCAACGTATAAGGTGCTGTGGGATTCCACATTCCCCACGCTCGTTGGTCTATTGAATCCTGATTGGATCGAACGTTGGGACAGCGAGCATGATGAGATCATCTTGCGGAACAAGAGCAAAGTGGCGTTTCGGAGTTTAGAAGATCCGGAACGGGCTCGTGGACCACAGGGGTTGAAGGGTGGATGGTTTGACGAAGCGGCCCAATGCCCCGAACGTGGCTATAACGTCTTCAAGCCCACACTGCTAAAATCCAGTGGCGTAATCATCGCGACAACCACGGTGCTTGGGTTCGATTGGACGTACGACGAGATTGAAAAGCGAGCCGCCGTTTACAAAGAACCGGGTTACTGGTACGCACGATGGTGGACAGAAGAGAATCCGCTGTTCCGCAGCGATCCGCAGATTATGGCGAAGCTAGCGCGGGCGCGTGCGCAGGCGATGGCCAATGGCGGTCAGGCGCTCGCTTTCTACGAGCAGGAATACAAAGCGGAACGGAAGAATGCATCTGGTCTTATCTACGACTACTCGCTGATCGAGAAGCAAACGCTGCTGACCGATGACGAGATCCGGAAGGTGCTGCCGGAGTGGCCCGCGATCCATCCCGATCGCACGGTCTTGATCGGTTTGGATTCGGGTGTTGATCATCCGTTTGGTGCGGTGTTGATCGTTGTGACGCCGAAGGGCTTGATTGTGGTGGATGAGTATTTGGAGCGCCGCAAGGCCATCTCCCAACATCTCTCCCCCATCGCGCATCAGTTCAAGGTAGGAGCGTATCGAGATGTTAAGTGGGCCGCGAATAAGAATGAAGCGAACCTTCGGTTGGAATTCGGACTACGCGGAGTCGGTGTCATCCAAGCCGAAAACAAACACCAAATCGGCATCCAGCGTGTGCAGTCATGGTTGTATAGCAACCAGTTGTATTTTACATATCGTGTGCCGCGCACTGTTGAGCAAATGCGAGCGTATCGCAACGCCGATAACACCAAGCCATCAACCGGCGAAAAGCGGCTGGTAGAGAATGTTTTCAAATACAAGGACGAACTACCCGACGCCATCCGTTACGCGATCATGGCGTGGCCGGAACTACCGGAAGATGTAGATACCGGGAAGAGCGAGCAGGAACGCGAACGAGAGAAGAATCGGTGGGACGCCCTGAGTGATCGGGATCGCGAAGACATCGGACGCATGCGGGAGTACAACAAAGCGCAAGAGCAGGGGGACGAATTACCCATGGATGATGAGAAGTATCCGTTGGGAGATTTCTTCGGGGATCCTGATCAGGTGCAAAGTTGGTTGTCCTGAAATGTGGTTGGTCCGGTTGTCCCGGTTTCCCTGTGCAGGGACCGGCGCCCATCGGCACATCGACGCCTTTGCCGTGTGATTGCGGCCGGGCACCAAAAGAGAAGGGGAAATGATCATGTGGATTCAGCGAGAAATGTTCAGTAAGTTGATCGCGGACAAGGCCAAAGCGGAAGGCGCAGCCCAAATCCTTGCACAACGTGTCGTTCAGCAGGACGCCACCATCGATTGGATGAAGACACGGCTAACGCAGTTGGAGTACGAACGGGCGCAGCTGATCAACAACTACATGGGCGTGAAGATTCCGATTCCGGAATTCGACAGGGAAACCACGGCAAAGGCGCCACGGGTGACAGCAGAAGATGTGCTGAACCAGACCGTAGCCTTCATTGACGTCGGTGATGAAGAAGCGGCCAAGCTCGGGCTCAGTTGGGACGATGAAGGCCGTTTGATGCATAACGGCAAGCTCGCTCAGCAGTAAGGGGTAGACATGTCACTCGCAAATCAAGCGTCTTCGTTGAATGCTGCTGGTGGAGCGGCATCCACTAACGCAGCCAATACGCCCACGGTGCGCCAGAACGGCAATCCCGGTTGGGAACAGATCCAAGGCACCTACGATGATCAAGACCTTCTGGCCATGTGGGAAACCATGCGGCATGAGTGCTTTGATAACCGGTGGATCTTCGAACGCCAGTGGCAGCGGAATATCTGGTATGTATTGGGGCGCCAGTGGATCGAGTATCAGAGTAAGTACGGCGGCTGGCGCGATAAGCGCATGGCGGCATGGATCCCACGTCCCGTCACAAACAAGTGCAAAGAGACGGTGCAAGCGGTGCGAGCGATGTTCGCCAGCATTAACTTGAATGTCAATGTGCGCCCGAACGGCTCGGATCCGAAGAACGTTGCCGCTGCCAAAATCGCGGATGACATGTTTCCCTTGCTGTACGAAACTCACAACATGGATCAATCCATGAGTGAGTTTGACTTCTGGCTGCTCGTGACAGGGAACGCCTTCCTGCACGCGTACATCGACTACGACATCAAGAACGGCATGCTGACGATCAAGATGTTGCAGTGTCAGGCATGCGGAGATGTGATCGAAGAGAGCAAATTGAAGGGTGCGAGTCCGATCTGCCCGACGTGCAAGATGGCTGGGGCGGCGAATTTCGGCCCCGCGTTGGACGAAACCGGCCAGCCGATTGAACCCAAGCAAGTGCTCAAGGGCATGCCGTCTACGATGGTGCTATCACCGCTTGAAATCGCGATGCCGAATGCCTACACGCGATTTGACGATGTGCCGTATGTGGTTCGGAGCCGTTGGCGCACACGACGCTACTACGAGAGCCATCCCGATCCCCAGATGCAGCAGCTGGCATCCACGATCAGTTGGCAGAAGAGCCCACAGGACCATTCGATGGCGCTGTTCACGTCATTGGTGCAGACCAATGATCTGGGGATTACGCCGATCTATTGGTCAGAAGGCTCCGGCCGTGGCGGTCAGAACGATGAAGGTGTCACGGAGTATGAAGTGTGGATGAAACCTACTGCACAATACCCCGATGGACTGGTGTTTCGTATCGTGGGGGACAATGCTGGCCCGAAGATCGTCCATCTGGACGAAGAAAGCCTGCCGGGACCGCTGCCGTACAAAGATGCAGACGGTAATCCTCTCTTCACGTTCACCCATGCGACGTTCGAACACGTCGGTGGGCGCATCATGGGGAGTGGACCGCTGGATCAGATCATCCAGAAGCAAGATCAACTCAACCAGCTGGACTCTCAGATCCTTCTGTGCCTTCAGCGCATGGCGAATCCCGTATGGTTGGAGCCGAAGGGCGCCGAAATCCAAAAGCTGACTGGCATGCCCGGTCTGGTGATCAAGTGGAACCCGCTGACGGTCGGTGGACAGGCCAAACCGGAGCGCATTGCGGGCATTCCCATCGACGCCAGCTTGATGAAGCTCCGTGAGCAGTATTTGAGCGACATCGAAGAGCTTTCCGGCACATTCGATATTTTGAAGGGTCAACGTCCGGCGGGTGTCGAAGCCTTCAGCGCCATTCAGGCGTTGATCGAACGGTCGCAGGCGCGTTTCGCGTCCGTGTTCAAGAGCCGTGGCAAGGCGGTGCGTAATTGGTACAAGTTTGCCATTGAATTGGAACGTGCGTTTGGTCCCGACGAACGTGTGCATCAGGTGATGACGCCTGCACGGACGTGGACGTATCAGATCTTCAAAAACACGCAGCTTCAGGGCAGCGTGAGCGTCGTGGTAGAAGACGGATCGCAACAGCCGAAGACGAATTTGGGAATGCGAGCAGCGGTAGAGCACGCCAACTCGCTCGGCCTGCTGAATATGAAAGAACCGGAAACACAGTACGAAGGTTTGAAGCTCTTCGGGCTCACGAGCATGATGCCGTCGATGGATATCGCGGTGCAGAGTGCATTGAAGAAGCAGCAGGCGTTTGAAGATTGGATCAATGATCCAAAAGCACTCGCAGGCTTTCAGCAGGCGTTCCAAGCGCAGACCATGCAGTTCGAACAGGCCATGCAGGCGCAAGAAGTGTCGCACAAAGCCGGTATTGCCATCGCTAAAGCCGATCCCAATGCTCCCGTGCCGAAGGTCGTGCCGATTCCACCGCCCGATCCCTTGGCGCTTACTCCGTTGGCGTGGAAGCCGTGGTGGAACGCGCAAGTGCATCTCAACCAGTTCATCAAATGGACGAATGATGATGCTGTTGACGCATTGCTCGTGCAACCGCAGAAAGGTCAGTTGGTCACACAACTTCTAACCGCGCACATGCAGCAGATTCAGCAGAATATGCCGCAGGCACCGGCCGAACCGCCGAAGGTGAACTTCAGTTTCAGCGAAGACGCCATGCAGGATCCAGAAGTGCGGCAATACTTCGAAAAGACGACGGGGGTAACTCCGTCGCCTGTTCCGGAAAAGAAGCCGGAAGTGAAGAGCGGTGGCACCGGCCAGCCGGGTGAAAAGCCCGCTGGCGCGGGCCGCGCGATGAAGAATTCAAACGACAATTCGGCCCCGGTGGGCAATAAGGCTCAGCCGGAGCCGGGGTTGTCCAAAGCGGCGTAGTTGCAAGACCCGTGCCAACTCGGGTATATTTGGCGTTGAGAAGGGCGTGCAAGATGCATGCCAAGTCGTTCCCACGCTCCGTGGGTGACAAGCAAAGGAGTAGACGATGCGGCTATTTGATTTCACTGGAATGTCTAACGGTCTGAGCCCCCTGTTCGAAACCCCCGGTGACGGTGGGTCAGGTGGTGGGTCAGGCGCGGGAGACGCTGGAGCCGGGGCGGCGCACAGTGACGCTGCAAAACCCGGCGCGGACGGTCAGGCGGGAAAAGCAGGGGCGGGCGGATCGAATTCTCCCGGCGCAGCGGGCACGACTGCGAAATTCGAAGACGATCCCCGGTTCAAAGGCATCCTGAGTGACCTTGCGAAAGAACGAAAAGCACGACAGACCGCAGAGAAGTTGGCGACACAGCGTGAAGCCGATTGGAAAGCGGAACAGCGTCGTGTTCAAGCACTGGCAGGAGTAAACCCGCGTAGTCCGGAACAGGAAGCTGACGAAGCCGTGCGGGCTCGTTTCCAGCAACTGTATCCCGGTCTTGCGCGACTCACGGACGAACAGGTCGAGCGGCTGTTGCAGGTTGCCGAGAACGCTGACAACTTGGATGCGACCACGAATCAGATGTGGCAGCGTCACGGGCGTCAGATGTTGGACTCGGTGGTCACGCAGGCCAGCAAGGCGATGGGTGGAACGCTGACTGACCGTCAGAAGACTCGGCTGGAGCGCGCGTACTTCAATGAAGCCGCGAGCAACCCACAGTTTCTTCAGCGGCACGAAGCGGGAGATCCGAAGCTGATCGAAGAGTTCGTCAAGGAGTTCGTGGAAGACTTTGTGGAGCCCGGTCGCCGGAACGCTCTTGCCTCAGAACAAGAACGGATGCGTCGAGTGCCTAGCTCCCGTGATCGCAGCATCGTTGGTGCGAATGGGAAGACACCCGATCTATCTAAACCCGGCGAGTTCGAAGATGCGGCCGTAGCGGCATTCCGCAAACACGGCGGTGGCTTTAGCTCGCGAGACTGAAAGGCATAAGCCATGATTTCGTTTCGTTTCGATCCCTTCAACCATTCCGGCATTGCCGGAGTGATCAACGGCGGCGAAGGTGTCTACCTTGTCGGCGCCGATACCACGGCTCTGAGCGGTCTTGCCAAGGACGTGTTTGAGCCGGGCGTTTCCGAAGGCGTGAACAACCAGTTCCCGCTCAAGGAAGAGTTCCCGGTCGAACAGGTCGAGTGGAAAGGCGGGCTTGGAACCAAGTTCACGCATCACTTCGGTCGCAACAGTTCACCATTCTTCGCGGGTGAAGACTCTGCGTATCCTGTCGCCGGGAACCAGACTCACGCGCAGGGCCGTGTGGACATGAAGAAGCTCATCGCTCGTATCCGCATGACGGAAGAAGCGATGGACGATCTGGTTGCCAGCGAAGCGTCATTCCGTAACGGGATGACGGATGAGAAAACCCGTCTCGTTGATGACATCGCCCGGCGCGAAGAGCATGCGCTTGGTATGGATGGACGTGGCGTGGTTGCACTCGTCAATACGAGCGGCGCGACGACCACGCTGACTGGCCCCGGCAATATCGCGGGCGCCAACTTCGGCAACCGGTTCATTGACGTGGGGATGTTCCTTGCGGCGATCAATCCGGCGAGTGGCGCACTGCGAACTAACGTCCGTCAGGTGCTGAGCACGTCTACGGACGGCACCAGCGTGACATTCTCGGCGGATCCGTCGTGGACGGCGAGTGACCAAGTGGTCATGGCCGCGAGCACGAGCGTCACGGACGTTCAGGATACCGCGTATGAGAAGGCGTTTTGGGGACTCCCGGCGCTGGTGGACGATGGCACCAACCGCGACAACTACTTCGGCATTTCGCGCTCGGTCATTCCTTCGCTCCAGTCGTACGTGGTTGCCAGCGTTGGCGCCATCTCGCTGGACGTTGCGCAGCGAACGTGTGACGTCGTGTATGAGAAGTTGGGCGGGGTGATCAACCTGATTCTGATGCATCACTCGGTGCGTCGTGAATATATCAAGCTGCTCGACGCTGACCGCCGGTATTCGGGTGCTGATCTTCAGAGCCCGGATGGCGGCACGAAGGCGATGAAGCAGGGGGATTTGACGGTCGGTGAGATTCCGATCAAGGCGATCCGAACGCTCGGACTCGCTCAGGTCTACTTCCTTGACACCAAGAAGTCGGGCTTCAAGCGTTACGTGAGTGAGCCGGGCAAGTTCATGGATCGAGACGGGCTCGTCTGGATCCGTGATGGCTCGGGCACGAATGCGCGTCATGCGTACGAAGCGACCTACTTCTGCCGCAAGCAGTACTTCGCCAAGAACCCCGGACTCAACGCTCGTTGGGACGGCGTGACCGGTCAGACGCTTGTTGTTGTGAAGGATCTCTAGTCAGTAGAGCCGGGGCTGTTATGAGCAGTCCCGGTTCTTTGAGGCAGTAGGGCATATGTTCACCGGTGACATATGTTCGTTATTAATGAACACCGGGGATCTTGAGAAGGATCAGGAGAACAACATGCGTGGAGTATTTCAGGACAATGTGCGGGTGGTAAACCGTGGGCGTACGGCGCTGACGGTGATGTTCGACGGTCAGCAGACGATCTTGGAGCCGGGAGAAGGTGTGCTGCCGTCCGTGACAATCCCATACGCGAAGAATCAGCATCCGATCATGGGCAGTGTGGATCCGAACAACCCGTCGCTGTCCGGTGGGGAGTATCTGATCGGGGTGGTTGGCCGGGACAACTGCGAGCCGCTGACCAAGGAAGAGTGGAACGCGCACTGTGACGCGACGTCGCGCGTGGACCTGAAGGTGCTGCTGGAAGACGAGCTTGGGCCGGGGCAGCGCGTGGAAGTGCGTGGCCGGGGACGAAAGACCGCTGCGCGCAATGCGTATGAAGCGCGTGAGCGTGGGCATGTGAATGCACTCGGTGTCGCTGACCGGAGTGGAGACTAATGACCGCGAAGAATCCGTGGATCGGCGTCAACTACATTGACGACAACAGCCGCATGGCTGTGCCGCCCGCGTTCTTTCTTCAGCGCATTTACGATTACGATGCGGAACTGGTGATGTTTCCGAGTCGGCACGTGCCGTATGCGTACGTGCTGGCACGTCGTCGCCGGTTCCGTATCGTGTCGTTAGATCAGGCATTGGAGAAGACCATCGAGCAGCCGGACACGAAGCTCTGCTTGCAGCGGGGGCTTGTGCCGGTGACGATGATCATTCGGCACTCCATGAAGTCGTGGGACGTGGATGCTGTGATCCGGAGTTTGCAAGCACGGGATATTTGGGCGCATGGCGGTGGGGACGCCTACACCAACAAGATCGAAGACCACGAAAGCGCCGAAGAGCAGTCGAAGCGTAAGCAATTGCGCGACGACATGTGGATGCGGAGTGGGCAGGCGTGGGAATCGTACAAGCGTCGAACAGGGCAGCGGGTTTCAAGCTCTGGTGTGGCTACACAGCGGGCGCCACTACCCACTAAGCCTTCTGGAAGCACGGGCGGCTCCGGTATCGTCCTAGCAGACCGCTAGGAACACGAGCGACCGCACGGCGAAGGAACAATCACATGGCTCTCTCACTTCAGTCGGGCAATATCACGTGGCAGAAGGTTAAGAATGCTCTTTCTGCTCTCAACGTCGCGAGCAAGGGTGCGAACCCGGCGACACAGAACGCGTTTCTGGCGCTCAAGCAGTATCTGGCGCAGAACAAGCGTAATCCGGATCTTCAGTTCAAGGCTGTCGATGGCACAGTGAACAGTTCGGACGGCGGCAACACCGTCTCGCAGGTGCTGGCTGATGCGGCTTGCACGCTGTACGCGGTGTATCTGTTCAAGAAAGGTTCGACCGAGACGATCTTCAAGTTCTCCAACAACGCGACGACTGCGGCGACGGACGGCACGCAGGATGGAGCGATTGCAGGGACGGTTGCGGGCGATGTCTTTGAGATTTACCCCGATGGCCGCGCAATGAGCGCGGGTCTGACGGTGACGGAAGACACCACGCGCACGGGCAGCACGCTTACGCTTCTGGCGAACCAGATGTCGGGTTTCGTGATCATCGGCGCGTAGTTTGGGATGGTCTGATGCGGGGCTAGTTACTTCACTCTGATGGCCATATGGACGGCGGGCGCATCCCCGCCGATCCAGCTAAGGAGTCTCACATGTCTGGTGTTCGTTCTCTCTATCGGGGTTCTGCTCAGCGCGGTCCTGCCACAGCGGCGTCGGCGCCCATTCGCGTTGACGACACATCCGGTCAGATCAAGCTCAACGGTGCAGGGTCGGGTTCGACCGAAACGACCGTTGCAGATTCGGCCAATTCCAAAGCCGCCTTCAGCACGGGGACGGTGACGCCGTTTGCGACGGATACCTATCTGGTTGGTTCGGCATGCGCGCTGCCGACTGGTGGGCCTATCGTGGGCGCCACGTATCAGCTGGTATTCGACATGACGAAGACGGCGGCGGGCACCGCTACGCCGATCTTGGTCATTCGTATCGGCACGGCGGGCACGACCGCTGACGCAGCGATCCTGACTTTCACGTTCGCGGCGGGCACCGCAGCCATTGATAATGGCCTGTTCACGGTGTATGCGCATTTCCGTACGGTCGGCAGCGGCACCACAGCGGTGCTCGTGGGCACGGCGGAAATCAATCATGCACTGGCGGCAACGGGTCTGACGAGCACGGGTGCGTCTGGTTGGGCGGGTCTGCCGGTTGTGTCGAGCGGATTCGATTCGACTGTAGCGGGTTCGATCATCGGGGCTTCGTTCAACGGTGGAGCGTCCTTTGCGGGGACTTGCACGCTGGTTGAAGCGAGCCTGCGTAGCTTCTAACCGTGTGAGTGGGGAGCGGCCTTCGGGTCGTTCCCCAACTTGCGTTTAAGGAGACTCACATGAGTGATCTACATACAAACAGTTGGGTGACGGGGAGTGATCCCGTTGCTCAGGAAATCGGTGGAAGCCCGAAGAATCGAGCGGGAATCGTGTTCCCGTCTCTGAGTCGTATTGTGGCGGCGTATACCTCTTCGCCTTTCTACAACCCCAATGCGAAGGGTATTCGAATCTTCGTCGCGAACGATGCGGCGGGTGGTAGCACGGCGGTGTGTAAAGTTCAGGTGCTCAATCCGGCCGATGGCACTACATGGGTGGACTTGGCGGGAGCGACATCGGGGACGATCAATAGTTCGACGGGCACCATCACAACCATCTATCCGGGGCTGACGGGCATTGCGGACGCAGCGGGTGTCACGATCAATCAGCATATTGGGACGATGTGGCGGTTGGTGTTGACGATTGCTGTGGCAACGGGGACGAGTTCCGTTGGCGCAGAGTATCTGCTGTAGTAAGGGAACATCATGGGAAAATCATTTCTCGATCTCATCAATGACGCAACGAAAGGCGGGAGCGCAACTCCCGTGCTGTTCACGGAAGCACAGACGTCCGCATTGGGGCGTGGTGTGTGGCCGAAGGACGGAGCATTCAACGCGAGCAGCAGCACACAGACAGTGCCTGCGACGACTCGTACGTATCTGAACGGCACGGCGCTGATCGTTCCGCCATCGGGTCTTGTGGTGGGCACGATACTCAAGTGGGTGCTGAATATTACGAAGGACGCGAACGGCACAGCGGCCAGTACGTTCGACATCGCGTTCGGTTCGACGGGAACGGTCAGTGATACGGCGCGTGTGTCATTCACCAAACCCGCTGGCACGGCAGTGGCTGATGCCGGACAGGTCACGATCACGGCGGTTGTGCGGTCGGTCGGTGCAGCGGGTGTCATGGTTGGGAATTTCCAGCTGACGCATAACCTGTCTGCCACTGGTCATGCGCAGATTCCGTGTGTGGTGGTCAATACGATCTCTTCGGGTTTCAACGTTTCAGCGGCGAATATGGTTGTGGGTCTGTGTCTGACGTCAGGCGCAGCCGATAACATCACGGTTGAATTGGCAATGGCGGAAGCCATCGCGTTCTAGGAGACAGGTCATGGGCACCCTGCGTACGAAGGTTCTGGCGGCGTTTTTGGCAGGAATGGTTTGTACGTTGGGTGTCCTGACGGTTCGGGAATGGGTGGATCGGGTGGAACGACACATCAATGCGATTGAGCAGTATTTGGAATCGCATCCGATCCCGCAGCTGATGATGCCGGATTCGGCGCCACAGTCCCACAAGGAATCGCACAAAGGCGAACTTAGCAAGCCGCAACAGTGGAAGGTGTAATGTGGCGACAACGATGTTTCAGCTTCGGCAACAGGTTCGGCAGCGATTGGTGGAAACGCTGGCATTGACACGTCCGGCGGCTCCCCTTGTGGCCGCACAGGGCACTCCGGGTGCAACGACCATTGGTTATGCGATTGTCGCGACTAATACATCTGGGCATTCTGAAGTATCACAGACCACAACGATCACCAATGCGGCGGCGACATTGACGGGTGTGAATTTCAATCAGATCAACTGGCAGTTGGTGCCAAATGCGTCCGGCTATGACGTGTATCGGGTGAGCACAAATGGCGTCAGCCCTGTCACGCTCGGCAAGATCGGTAGCACAACGGCGGCACTTACTCTCAACGATACGGGGCTTGCTGGAGACGCAGCCACGGCGCCCACGACGAACACGAGCGGGATCAACTCGCCGTTTTGGACGGAAGACGAGCTTCACCAGCATGTCGTGAATGGCGCGAAAGACATGTGGAAGGCGATTGTAGATCTGCATCAAGGGCACTTTGTGCGAATCCTTGATGCCACGAACTATTTGACCTATGGCTACTCGGCGCCCCCGGTGTATCCGGCAGGAGCAAGTCAGACGATCACGACGTTCACGGGAATCCCGGTCGATTGTTTCCGCATCATCAATATCGAGCCGCAAGATCTCGGCAATGCGGCGCTTGGGACGAGTGCGCGGTATTTCAAGCCCAAGCAGATCAATAGTGACAAGTTCCAGCAAGCCCGCGCCATGACGGTAACGGATGCTTCAACGTTCCTAGTGATCTACTATGACATTTTGAACGCCGGGAGTCCGGTTGGAGCACCGACGTTGGTTGGAGCGCCCCCGGTTGGCAGTGCAATTCCGTTGCGGCTGATGTTCGTGTATACGTTGCCAACGCTGACGGACACGGACAATAACCCGATCCCCGGTGAAAGTGATAATGCCTTGATCGCTTGGGCGGTCGCATACGCGAAGGCCAAGGAACAGGACACCGTGAATCGAGTGCCTGATCCCGGCTGGCTGGCGATCTACAACACCGAGAAACAGGGACTGCTCGTGGCGTTGACGCCGCGACAAGAGCAGGAAGAAGAAGTGGTCGAAGGGCTGTTCGATGGCCAGATGGAAGACTGGTAAACCGTGGCAAAACTTCTCATTCGCACATTTGGCATTCGTGGCGTCAATGTTGACAAAAATCCTCTGGAGCTTGACGACGACGAATTGCAATCCGCGCAGAATACCATCTCGGATCCGACCAGCGGCGCCAGTTCGTTGCGCAAGCGGCCGGGTCTAGCTGGCTTCAACACGTCAACGCTTGTGTTTGATGTGATCGGTGGATCGCCTATGCCGGGTCCAAACCTGAGCCAAGGCGGCACCGTCACGATCTACTTGAGCCGGAGCCCGATCAGCTAATGGCTACCTACTATCAGGACTATACGATCTTCTTCCGCGACACGGACGAGTGGGCGGCAGCGGTATCGGCTGCTGGCGGCACGCAGATCCTTGACAGCCCGACTGATGCAGCGGTGACGTACGGAGTTACGTCCGCGAACATCAATCCCGCAGCGGTTCCCCCGACGAGCAAGTACATTCTGACCGGCACGATCACGTCATTGCTGCCGGTGAATCAGGATAGTGCGGCGGTTCCAGCAGACTTCTTCTATGCGCCGGATAATCCCGGTGGGCTGTTTGCATCACCCGGCAGTCCGGCAGGAACAATCTTTTGGCGTGGATTTCTGCTTGTAGCGGGAACAGCAGGCACGAGCCCCACGAAGGAAGCTCTGCAAACGCACCGTTGGATGGTGGGGTTTGAACATCCCTTCCTTGGTGAAGGTCTGAGCACTGGTGCGTCCACGCAACGGCAGATGCGAGATGCGAGCCGCACGTTGGAAGGTATGGGGCTGGCGTTGCGAAGCCCGGCGAACGAAACCGTCACGATGACTATGCCGTCCGCAGGCACGGGGTTTCCAACGAAAGATTCGTGGGAACGTGTGTATGTGCGGTTGCGTCGATACCCTTCAGCGAATGAAGCGATCTGGGGTGCGAAGGGGAGTATTGAAGCAGGCACAGCGGTGCTTCTACTGGTGAGCCCGACTGGCCAGCTGCTGGTGAATAACAAGGGCAACCAAGCGTTCCCCGGCACGAACATCATCGCCGCTGGACAGATTCCTCTGAACCAGTGGACACGTATTGACCTGTTGTTTTCATTCGCTCGTAACGGCAGCGGTGGATCCGGTGATGGCGGGGTGATCCTGTGCGTGAATGGGAACTTCATTGCACGAGCAGCGGGGAATGGACCGCCGGGACCAACTATTGGCGGTGCGGGTGGTTTGTTCAATGTCATCCAGACGCATTCGCAAAGCTATCTCGGCAACGAGAATACGCCGACGAATAGTCTTGATATTGATTATGACGATTGGACGAACAAGACGCAGCCGCTGCTGTTTACCGGTGATGACTGGAGCTATGGAAGCCACATTCAACCATTGACGATCACGGGCTTTGGCCCCGGTCATAGCGGTTCGTGGACAGGTGCGTATCAAACACTCGATGCGTTGCCGGTAAACGGTCAGCAGGACAGTGTGGATAGTGCGGTCGCTTCGATCAGCATGGAAGTGACGACGGATTACAAGGACCGGCAGATCGGCTGTTCGGGGCTCGTACTGTCATTGTTCCATAAGACCGCGAGCGGCACGGTGGAATCACTCGGCTACAGCATCAACGGCGGCGCGTTCGTCATGCAGAACGTGACAGCTTCAACGGGCACATGGGCTGTGCCGTCTCCATCCACCGGGACTCCCGCAATTTTGTATTCAGCGGGTGGAAATCGAACGGCGCCACAGCTGACATCTGTGAATTTGAAGTATACGCGTGATGGCGCTGCGACGAACCGTCAAGTGCAGGCCTTGCAGGCAAGCGCGGAGTATTTGGGCTTCTTCACGAGCGCGAATTGCGATCCGGGACCGGCGGGCACTGTGCCGCCCCTAATCCCATTCCCCTTCATGCACAACACGCCGTACGCCGATGATATGTTCGGCATCGTTGGGGGTGTAGGGGGTGGTGAAGGTGTCGTTGAAGTCATGGGTGGAACATACACCGGCAACGGCACGGCTCAAGACGTCGTGACGAAGATGCCCGCGCATTGGATTTGGATCCGTCCAACGTCCGTGGTGGGCACGGGTGGGTCGCGTTGGTGGAGCACGTGTCTTGCGGGACATGATCCGCTCATCGAGACACCGAACAAGGGCAACTTGGTGCGAGCGTATAACACGGATATTACGGCTGGTCCGACCGGCTACAAGTTCCGTGTGTCGGGAAGTAACGCCAACAGCAATCAGAATGGCGTCACGTATCAGTGGATCGCATTCAGTGATCGGATGATGCGATTCTGCCTGAATGGCAGTTATCTGACGCTCTCTGGAGCAGCGTCCGTGACAGAGAACCTGTTGATCGGAACGTTCACACCGCTCGCCGGGTTCCTGTTGCCGGAAATCGGCACCGTGGCTGCGACAACCGGACTCTATTACAAGGGACCGGGGCACGCTGCCAATGCTGCAAGCATCATGGATAGTGCGGAAAGTGCGACCGTGTGTTCATTTGGCACCGGGAGCATTGCGTCCAAAACAATCATCAACCTTGCATCAGCCAATATGGCGTATTCGCTGTGGCGGCAGAGTGATGGTGCAGGGAATATCGGTGGGGTAGCGATTGCGACGTATACCGGTGATGGCACTGGCGCTCGGACGATCTCTCTAACCGGCTTGAACGGCAAGAGTCCGATGTTTGTGATTGTGCAGCCGCACAACGGTGTTGCGTATGTGAAGGATCCATCGCACGGTAGTACGAACTCCACGCCGATCAACACCAGTGTCAATGTTGGCACGGCTATCACGGGTGGTGCAGCGGGCCAGATCTCCGTTGGGGCAACGCTGAACGCGGGTGGAATCGTATACGACGTGTTCGCTCTGCCGGGTGCAGCAGCGTTTACGAATCCCACAGATCCGTTTTGTCCGCTTCCGCCGGTTCTCCCGCCGGACCTTCCGGGTCCATCGGTGAATGGCTGGTGGACGAGCACGAATTTGTTCACGGGTGCATCGGGGCTGACGTTCTATCCGCCGACCAATCCGCACGATGCGCGTGATTGGACGAAGATCAACATCTTTGCCACGGGCAATGCGGCGTTCTATGCGGGCTTTCCCCCGCCGGGCGTCACGCTGCTGAACCGGTTCTTCATTTACGCGGGTAATGACTATCAGGTCGGCGGCACACAGCCCACGATCCGGATCTTTGATGGCACCAGTGATCGACTGATGATCACTGTGCCGGATAACGCGGGGGTTAAGACGTTGGCAATCATGGGGATGATCATCAACGGTGGACAGATCTACTTCACGACGTTGGATGGTGGTAGCTCTGGCAGCACATACACAGGTCGAGTGTTCCAATTCGATCCCAATGCCTTGAAGCTCACACAGTTGGGCTCGCAGTTCACAGGCGGTGAATGTCCCTATGCCCTTTGCTGGCACATGGGGCGGCTATTCATGGGGACGAACAAAGGGGATGGCTCTGCGGCCAAGATCTATTGGTTCCGGCCGGGACAGGATACCGCATGGACGCAGGATTACACCCTGACGACAAGTGGTGTTGGGGGTTGCACGTCACTGGCGAGCTTTCAGGGCAAATTGTATGTCGGCTGCAATGCAACTGCCGCGATGGGCACGAATAAAATCGTTGTGCGGGATACCGTGGGCGCATATACCACGGCGTTCACGTTGACAACGGCTGGAACGTTCCGTGCGAGCAATGGATGCCCGGCGATGGTGGTCTTCAACGGTAATTTGTACGTATCCTACTGGAATCCGGATACGACGCCTGATAGCTATGTGAAGAAGTTCGATGGATCCACATGGTCAACGGCGTATACCGGCACAGGCACCACGTTGCGGCCATTCACGGGACTCTTCGTGTCCAAGAACACGATGTTCATTGTGGGCGGGGGTTCCGGACTCACAGCATGTCTGCTGAGTAGCACGGATGGCGCTGTGTGGACGGATCTCACAGCGTTTCTGTCCGGAACACAATCCACGGTCACGGCAATGCCGATTGTCGGACAGATCGGAGTATAGCGATGGCTGCGAGTGTCGTTCAGGCGGGCACGAAGCTCTACATGGTGAATGAAGCGGGTGCGCCGACGCAGTTGGTGATCCCGTCTACGATTACCATGCAATCCGATGTGGCGCCCCGGTGGGTCGTGTATAACAACTACGTTGTGCTGGTGAATACGCCGTCACAGCCGTTGGTCATCGACAGTACGGGCACCGTTCGCATTCTGAGCCCAAAGGCGCCCCGTGTTGCGCCGATTCTCTCCGCTGTAGCAGGCGGCACACTCAGCGGCACCTACGCTGGAGTGCGTGTAACGTTCGTGACCACGGATGCGGCCGGGAACATTATCAGTGAGTCGGACTATAGCCCGGCTAGTAACTCGCAGGCGGTATCGAACCAGTTCCTGAAGGTGTCGAACATCGATGTGAGTCCGGATGATATTACATTTCGCCGGATCTACCGACCCACGAACAACGGGGTTATTTTGTTCCAGTGGGTGGATCTGAACGGCAACGTGCAAACGACCATTCAGGACGATCTACCGGACGCCGCATTGTCTTTGAATGGCGCGGGTCTGCTTGGCACACCGCCCAAGCTCACGTTGATCGCGGAGTTTCGTCAACGGCTGTTTGGCGTTGGAGACACGGACATTGATCATGTTCGTTTCACACAAACGGGTTTGCAGTATGCGTGGCCCGCGCAGAACTTGCTTGCCATCCCGCAGATTGGCAGCGATGTCACCGGCATCAACGCTTTGATCGCTCGACGTGAAGCGTTGATCGTTGGGCGTCGTAATATGCTGGTGCAAGTGACTGGCACGGGCGTGGAAGATTCGAGTGGTATCGCGGATTTCAACGTCGTGATCTTGAGCCGGGAGTGTGGGACGGAGAGTAACGAAACCTGCAAGGTGTATCGAGACACCGGATTCTTCTTGTGGAAGGACGGCGTGTATACCGTCAACACCGATGGCATCAAGTGCATCAGTGACGGCGCGGATGGCAAGGGCAACGTGCGCAGCTGGTTCGTCAGCGATAGCTATTTCAATCGCTCGATGTTCACGCGTGCATTCGCGTTGATTGATCCGAACTTCCCGAAGTATCGCTTGTTCCTTGCTAGTGCCGGGAGCAATGTGATTGATCGTTTCGTGGACTACGACATCAACGATGGCACATGGTGGGGGCCACATAAGACGGATCTCTTCACGCCGAAGAGTGGCTTCTTGCTATATGACGCGAATGACAAGGCATTCCCGATCATCGGTGGGACCGGCGGCACCATGTATCAGGAACAGACCACGCGTACCGATGGCGCGAGCACGCCGATTGTGCTCGATGCGGTTGGAAAACGTCACAATGCGGACGAACCGGATCTAGAGAAGTACTGGGGCGAACTGAGTATCCTGCAAAAGTCATACGCCGCTGGCACCTTGCAAGTGGTCAGCACGGCTGGCGATCTCACATCCACCAGCACGATCACGCAGAACTGCCCCATGCAACAGAACCGCACGCGTTTGGGGCGGCTCGGCAAGGGCAAGCACGCACAGGTCGAATTGATCAATGGTGAAGTTGGGCAGGACGTTGAATTGTTCGGCTATGAGATTGATCCCGTCAACCTTATTGGAAAACGCTAATGGCGACAAACGTTCGACCGATCATCGCACAGCCGTTTCGTCTTCAGTATCCTCTGAACGCCGATCAGGTTGAGAAGATTGATCAGATGTTTGAGATCCTGTTCAAGCAGGCTCGCTCACTCAAGGCGGGTGTAACAGCGGCGAGCACCGCAGCGAGCACCGCGACGTCCGCTGTGGCAGGGATACTGGCTGCAACGGATGGTGACGCCAACGACGGCATTATGATCCCAATCCCCGGTCCTACGGGTCCAGCGGGTCCGGCGGGAGCCGCGAATGGACTGGCGTTGATGTTCCAGACCGATGCGGAAGATTCGTTGAACCCTATGAGTGTGGGAACGCCACAGGGCAGTTTGGACATCGCGGGTATTGTGGCGGCATCTATTGTTGCTGGTGGGTTGTGGAGCGGATCGGATCTAACGTTCTATGGTTCTTTGACTACGCTCAGCAACCCTACACCATTCCATTGGAAGACTAACAGTAATTCCGGCGATCAAATGGTACTTGGATCGACGGGTGTTCTAGCTGTTGCGGATACAAATCCAACATTGACGTCGTTGGGATCCGGCGGCACCTATATTTCTGCCATCAATTCGGCTGCGTCCGGTGGTTTTCAAGCTGCTAGCAACCTGACGGCGAGTGGCAGTGACATCGGGTATATCGATTTCGGCACGTTTGGCACCGCGAGCGCAGAGAAGCGGGTCGGGGCAATTCACGGCTTCTTGACGGCGGCGTCTGGGGCGAGTCCAACCGGCGAACTGCGGTTCTACACGACTGCGGCGGGTGTCATTGCGGAACAATTGGCGATCACGTCGGCGGGTAAATTGCGGTTCAACAGCACGCGCGGTGTGCTCCATTCGCCCGCGAACAATAATTTCACGTTCGAAGCTAACAACGGCAGCACCGGCTTTGGCCTTCAGACCGGCACAGCAGATGTCATGATCGTGGCCAATCAGGCGCAGAGTGCCTATGCAAAAGTCGATTGCTTGGGGCTGAAGTCCAGCGGAGTCGCCTGCCCGTCATTCGGCCCGGCAGCGGTTGCTTCAATCACCGTCGTCAATGGCTTGATCACGGCGATCAGTTAGGAGAAGGGGACATGGAGATTACACGCGAGTTTCTTATCAATTACATCAGCGGCATGCAGGACGCCTATGACCAACATCTGGCGTCCTGTCATCAACTTAACGGCGGTATCCGACTGGCACAGGATCTCCTGAAGGTTCTGGATGCAAAACCCGTGCCAGATCCGGTAAAATCAGCTGAGCAGACAGGGACAACCCATGAATAACAAGGCTTTTCGGTTCGGGCCGGTTGCCATGAGCAACACCCTGACCACGAATATTCTGAACCCGCCAACTGCGACCGGCGGCACCAACGCGGGTTCATCGTCGCAATACATCATTCTGAAGCACGTTCGCATGGTCAACAAGACAAGTGCGATTGTAACCTTCAGTTTGTGGCTTGGTGCAACCGGCGCGAACGCAGCGGGCACCGAAGTAATCGGGCAACTACAAGGTGTCCCGGCAAATAGTTCCTACGATTGGTACGGCGTCATGCGTATTGACGCCGCAGACTTCCTTGTCGGTGGAGCAAGCGCAGCCACGTCACTGAGCATTCAGGGCGAAGGCGAGATTGGAGTAGCAGGCTAATGGCGGCACTTAACGATACGGTCGCACAGGCTGCATCTCGCGGCTTCAGCGGCGGGCGTCAACAGATCATCAACGGGCAATCCTACGCGCAGTATTCACCGCAGTGGTATGACGCCATGCGAGCAAATGAAGTGCAGAAGGGCACCACGCTCGGACAGACCACGAAAGCCGCGTATGACGCGATGGGAAGCCCTGCCGATACGTCATCGTCTTCTAGCTCCGGCAGTCTCGCCGGGCTCGGCGGTGCAGCGGGGCTTCCGCCCCGAATCGGTAGTGGCGGGAGTGGAACCGGTGGGGGACTCCCCGGTTATGAAACGTTCGATTCTGGCGGCGGTGGATCCCCGTCGCCCGTGCCGCAGATCTCCATGCCTGATCGAACTGCTGCTGAGAGTGCGGCGTTCGGGAAAGCCAAGGATCAGATCGGTCAAGAGACAGCTGGCGCATTGAGCGGTCTGCGCTCTGTGATGGCGTCTCGCGGTCTGCTTGGTGGGCAGGGTGAGTATGTCGGCACGCAGAATGTCTTTACCAAGGGTCAAGGGGAACTCGGTGACACCAGCCGTGCTCAGGCTGAGCAGAGTCTTGCCGACCAGATGGACATTGAAAAGACGAACCAAGGCGCTGCACTCACGGGTCGTGGGCAGGATATTTCGGCTGCAACCAGCCGTCGTGGTCAGAACATGGACTACACGCTTGGTGGACGTGGGCAGGATATCACCCAACGCGGGCAGGACATTCAATACGCGGAGTCGCAGGCACAGTTGGAGTATACGAAGAACTTGCAGCAGGCGGCACAGCGGCAGCAGATCCTGAGCGGGATCATGGGAGCGATCAATGGCTCGACGCTCTACTAATCCGGCGCTGTCGGGTCTACAAGCGACGATTGGAGCGGGTTGGGATCCCGCAACCGGCGGTGTCGATGAAAGTGGCCGCAACCTGCATCAGCGGTCGGTGGACTCCGAAGCGAACTACTATCACAACATCGATCCCGCACTGGATCCAATGGGTATCCAGCGCATGCAGGCTGGCACGAACATGATCAACGCCGCTGGCGCAAACGGCTGGTCCGATTGGCTGCAGACGTTGAAGGAAAAGGCGCCCGGCGGCATCGCCACACCATCGAAACGTGGCGACCCCATGTCGGGACTGACGAACGCCGGACAACAGCCGGGCACGGTGTTTGATCCACTGGCGCAACACGGAAAGATGGATCCCGCTGCCGCACTCGCATGGCTTTCCCGGCATGACAAGATGCTGAAGCAAGGGGAATAATAATGGCTCTTTCAGACGCACTCGCAGCACTCGCCAATCTGTCGTCCAAGCGGCTTCGTGCGCCGGATGCTCTTGATCCGATCAGCGAAGCAGAAGCTAACCACGCCATGCTTCAGGACGAAGTAGCGAAGAATCTCGCCAAACGTGGACGGACGTTCGCCACTGGCGCGACAGAAACGGATCTCGGCGGTGACGAGAATGATCCGTGGGTCGGCACGGCGGCACGTGCAAAGGTCGCCAAGGATCAGGCCGCGTATGAAGGCGACGTGCGATACAACTCGCCTGACGCCACGCAGCAGCGGAATGACGAACTGGCGAATATGCTCGCTGTGCCTAATGCCAAAGCTGCTGGTGATCTCGCCGTGCAGAAGGAAGTCAACGCCGGGAAGATCGCAGAACAGAACAACCAGAACGCCAATACACAGGAGCTGCTTGAGTCGGCAAACGGCGGTGGACAGGGCGGGATGAAGGGCATGGCTGGACCGGGGGGAACCATCAAGCCCACGATCAACGCCAATGGGGGAGTGAGTTTTACAACGACTCCTATGCCCGCACTGGTGCAGCGTGCGCGGAACCAGCTGCTTGACGCGCATTCGAAGACGCTGGAAGCACTCCAGCAGGCTGAAAAGCTCTATCAGGGGATCAACGCTCAGGTCGATTCGGATGAAGCGCAAGGGCCGGAAGGTTCAACCAGTTTCATGTCGTTCCTGACCGGCAATGGCGCTCCAAAATACGGCAGCGCGATGGATATGATGAAAGCGCGGGCGGAACGAGCGAAGTACGATTGGGGCATCCCTACGCCGTTCAGTGAACTTGCGCAGTCGGCATCCTTCGGCAACATCGAACAAATGGCCGGTCAGCTGCCCGGCGTGCGTGGGCTTGCGACGATTACCCCGCTGTTCCGTGAGCATCAGAGCAAGTGGGGACATGAAACACCGTATCAAACCGTTCGTCGTCTGCACGGCATGGCGAAGATGATGGAAGATACGATCCAAACGCTCGATACGTCAGGCGCGAGCGCGGAAGAAGGAGTCGCCAATGGCCTCGCTCGCTGATATCGTTGCGGCGTCGGCAGGATCTTCGCCGTCGTATGGCAACGCGGATCTGAAACGCAAGCCCCACGATTGGTCTACTGATGAATCGGCCCCATTCGGCACTGTGCCTTCGTCGCTGGCTGCGCCGACTGATGAATCGGTTGGTCAAAAGGACGCTGCTCCTTACGTTGCCCCGGATGGCGGTCGTGCAGAGCAGGATCGACTACTGGCGGAAGCGAAAGGCACGCTAGAGGATCCATTTGCGAAGATGCTGGAACGCACTGGCAACGTCGCAGCGGAAGAGTCACGTGCCAAATATGACACACCGGGCGAAGCTGGAGTGCGTTCACTTGGAGACACCGCAGTCGCCATGTATAAGGGCGCGCGGCAGATTCCTAGTGACTTGCTGCTCGGTACGCTCGGTGTGCCCAGCGCCATCGCACACGGCTATGCGAGCATTCCGGAAGGGCTCCAAGCGATTGTGGACCCTGCCACATGGCGCGGCATGCCTGACGCGGCCAAAGAACAATTTTTGTCACTCGCGAATGATCCTGAAACCGCCACGCGGCTGTTCGGCGGGATGATCGCGGCTGGACCGGCCGGGAAACTCATGGAGAGTGGGGTAGCGCGGGCGCCGGGGCTCGCAGGGCGTGCGATCTCCAGCGTCGGCCGGGGTGTGCGGGCTTTTGGTAATTCGAACGTCGTGCAGGGCACAGGGGCGCTCCGGAAGCTCGGCGCGGTGCTCCATCCCGGCATCGGGTCCATTGCTGACGCGGTGCTGCCGGATATGCTCCCGGCGGCTGGACGCGGCATTGAGAGCCTTGGCAACAAGGTGTCGAATATTCCGAACAGCGCGGCCGTGCAGGGGCTCCAGAAGGCACTCGGCGCAGACGTTGGCGCCACGATCAAGGATGCCTTCACGCCGGAGCTAACGGCGGATGAACAGGCGGCAGCTGGTGTCCGTGCGAGCGTGCAGGCGGCTCGTGACATGGAAGCGGGCGGCATGTCCCGTGCGCAAGCGGCACAGCGTTCCGGTGCGCCTTATGGCGGCACGATGGAGATCGATCCCGACACGGGCGCTGCACGAAACAAATACGGCCCGGTCGAACAGGGCACGCATCCCGGTCAGGATGTGGAAGCGCATCGACCGTATCGCCCCGCTGTGCGTGGACAGGCTGGTAACATCATTCAAGAAGGTCGGAATTCCCCAACCCCGCATCCCCCGTCAATCGGCGGGCTCATGGGCGCTATCGGTGGGCTCGATGACCTTGCCGCTTCACCAGCGGTGAAAGCCGTTGGTCGCAAGGGCGGGAACTTCGAAGACGCCTTGGCAGAATTCCGTTCACAAAACCCATCACCGTTTGAAACCGGTGTGGGCGCAGCGAAAGGATTCTCCCCGGAACTGATGAATCGACCGCAGCCTGAAGAACTTCGTCGGGCTATCACGGAACACATGCAGCAACCCGGTCAGATTCGTGAAGTGAATCTCGCGGATCAGACGTCCGGTGAACGTGACGCCTACCGGCAGGCGCAAATGATCCTGCACGACAAGCTCGGAGACATCCATCATGGACCAGCGCAAGACATCTCGGCTCTTTCGTCTGATGCTGCTTTGGCTAAGCTGTCGCGTGGCCGTGCTACGAGTCGTGCGCGTAAATCAAATACGGCGCTTGCGGAAGGGTATTAGTTATGGATTGGGGATCATGGGTTCTGGCGGGGCTTACTGCGGTCATTGTGCCCGGCGGCAGTTGGCTGATCGGAAAAACTGTGAACATTGACAAGCGCATCACCGCACACGAAGAAGTAGACAAGGTGCGGTTTGACAACATCGACCGGAACTTGATCGAAGTGAAGAGTGACGTGAAGACAGTGGACAGTAAGCTCGACCGCTTGATCGAACGCTTCCTATAATACTTGGGCGGATCCTGCATCCACGAGTTGCAGGATCCCGCCTGAGCCGTCCAAACACGCTACCGCGATATTGTAGTTTCCCCGCACAATACGAAATTCTTCCCGTAATGTCCGGCCATCGTCCGGCGCGTCCTTCTGCACGACAAAGCTCTTCGTATCCCCGGCGATGGAAAAGCCGATCTGTCGGCACTCCGCACGCATCTTCACCGTGACGGTCAAGGGCTTTTGGGCTTCGCCGTACATGTTGCTGCCTTGAATGCGTGGAGAGACATCAACCCGCAGGAAGTAACTTGGGGCAAGAAGATAGAGGCACAGCAGCCAAGCCATGCCCTATCTTATCAAAACTACGGGATGATGCGAAGGTTCGTCGGAGCCGCCGGGATCACGATGAACTGAAACGACAACGGCGTAGACTTCAGTGATTCCCCTGCCACATTCGATGCCGTGATAGCAATGGTATGCGTGGCACCGGGCGTGAACGCCGGGAAAGGCGCCTGACACGCAAAGGGGGACGCCGTGCCCGTGCAAGTCGCCGGAGCAAGCGCCACACCCGTGACACTCAGATCATCGTAGTGCTTGTAGGAATAGGCGTTGGCGGTTGCGAGATCCGCTGCCGCCTGATCCCAACCAAGTTTGGATGCTGGAGTCGCCTGTGCATGGGCAAAGGACGCACACAGCAGGAACGCGAACGTGAAGAGCAGCTTTTTCATTTTGTCTCCTGTGGGATGATCAGTTTAGCGAAGTCGTCAAGTGATTCTACACGTATGAGCCCGGTGTGTGAATGATTCCACGGACGGGCCAACTGCACCATTTTTGTGCCGGTGCTGTCATGATGCACGGCGAGGCAATTGTCATCGTTGTCATCGATGTAGAGATCGAGTCGAAGTGCCTTGGCGATGGTGCCTTTGTCCGAAGAGATCAGGACGGTCGGGAAACCGAAATTCGGCGTCCGGAGCCCGAAGCCGTGAAACTCCAACCATGATTCCGTCTGCGCCTTCACCTGAATGCCCGCACGATTCGTGACGAAGTAGATCTCATGGTCCCCACTGTCCAGTGTGCTCAGGAATTCCGGCACTCCGAGATACGGCTGGAGCAGATACCAAAACGTCGGGTCTTTCTTCACGGATTTCCACACCGGTCCATCCGCGAAGTCCATTTCGGCTTCCGTGTAGCCGTAATGCTGCGGGTAGTGCCACGTCGGGATATCGAAGGGACGTGGCGGAAATAGATCCTTGCCGGTGACTTCGATGATCCGGTCGATGAATGACTCATTGAAGTTTGCCAGCACGCCGTCAACGTCGATGCCAATCTTCATGTCTTCTCCCTTTAGTGTATGAAGTAGTTAATGATGGTCCCAAATACTGGAATTATCGGCATCAGTAACCACCACCATGACCACAGGGCCATATAGTTGCCGCCGACGATTTTACCCGCGATAAACACAGCAAGAAAAATCGGAAAAGAGTTCTGCGATTTCATGCCTTCTCCCTATCCAAATACACCTGAAGTTCCGCGAGTGCCCGCCATGCATTTTTTGCGAGATGAAGGGCGCCGTCACTATCCACTGGGTCTTTCGAATGATCCGCCACGTGCCGCGCTTCGGCGTCCAGATGATCGGCGCTCTTCTCCTTCGCCCAATGGAGTGGCTGACCGGGATTGTGCTGCTGGTTGCCCTTGAAGCTCACATACGCCACTTCCATCAAGGCATCAGGGAAGTACGCGATGCACCCGCTATACAACGGTCGCTGCTTGCGCCACTCCGCACTGCCCTTCACGGGTGTCAAGGTCTTCATGATCGCTGCGGCATTATCCAATGCACGAACGACATGATTACGGTGCGAAGGACATGGACCGTGCGAATCACACCCGCACGAAGGAACTTCCTTCTTCCGATGCATCTCACACACATGATTCGCGCCTTCGTCGCAGCCGCAGTACGTTGCACTTTTCTTTGGATCGGTGTTCACGCTGTCTCCCTTCTTCCGCAGGACTACCATCATAGGCAATGTCCTGCACTTCTTCACGGTCGAAACGATGACCGTCCATGTCCCGCGTAGACATGAACGGCCGTGTCAGTTCAGTCGTTAGGCACTCCATCCTTTGACCCATGACACAAAGGCACGCCATACCCCACCCTTCCCGGCGGTTGGTGTAGGATCGGTTGCCCCATTCTCGATTGAGTTGGGGTTTGCCGGAATGTTCTTGATGCGGTTTGGATCGTTATTGCTGGAGTCCATTGCCACTCCCTGAAACGCCGACACCATTGACCTTCGGCGCATTGATCGCCAACGTGCCAATGCGGTTCCCTTCGGCTTCACTGCACGTGCCGTTGAACTGCGTCATGGCGGAAAGCTCCAACCCCACAAAATCAAACCCTTTCACCATGTTAAAGCCGCCCCCGAATCGCTGTAAACAGTCGTTGAGCGAGTCCAAAAACTGTGCATCATTCTGGCTGATGATCTTCTGATACAGCAGGCCATCGAGCTTCCCAACATTGGGGTTCCAGAAGTCCGCGACTGTGCCGCCCGGCTGCTGGAAGCTCGGGTAGCCTTCCTGAAAATGCACGTAGAGCAGTGTGCCCGCCTGAGCTTTCACGATGGGCGAGATCCGATCAATCAACTGTTGCACTTGGGTCGGTGACAACCACAGCGACAACTCCCAACCCACACAGAACATCGGCACGACGCCTACGACCTGCTGAAACAGTGGATCGAGCCCCGCCATGATGGCATCGACGTCCTTGGGATCGTAGTCCTTCGACGTGAGCATTACGCAGGGGTAGAAGCCATCACGGATCAACTCCTGACAGATCACCTTGAACTGCACGGCGCTGACTGCCGCTTGCAGCTGCGAGTTACCGGCGCGACTATCCGGCCACGACAGCAGCACGTGTGTTAGTCCCTTCGCATGCCACGCCGCGCGAATTCGTGCTCGGTCGCTGTAGTTGTAACGGTCATAGAACCACGACAGCACGAGAGAGGCATCAGCGGCTCCACCCGGCACAGGCGGCAACCCTAATACTCTCGTTCCACACATGTTCGCTTTCCAGAACCGTGGCGCCGGAGTGAATGGCGGAACAGGCGGTGGGTCCACATGCGGCAACCCATACTCATCCCGATATTCATTCAGGTGTTTGATTTTACTCACCGTCCACGGCAACCCGCCATCATAGTAATCCCACGCGGCCCGTTGTGACATCACGCTAGTCATGCCGCCGTCGTTGTTGTGGACGCCATGCAGAGCGAAATACTCATCATTCGCCGCGTTGATGCCGGTGCCAAAATCTATCGAGAGATCTTCGTTATAGGGGATCATGCCTTCTCCTTATGGTTGATACGTGGGAAGTGCAGTATCACTCTTGCTCTGCCACTTCACTGGCGGCGACAGATAGCCAAGATCCAACAACCGCTGCCGCATTTCAATATGCTGCAGCACGTCGCCTGCCGCTCGTTCCCGCACGTAGGTGAAGCCTTCAGGCTCTAGCCGATTCGCGGCCCGCCACTTCTTCTGATCCATGGATATCTTGGGATGCACGAGCCCCAACGAAGCACCCAAATTCTCCTGTGACTTGCTCAATCCGGAGAACTTCATGAGATCCGTTTTGGTGTCGTGCGTCATTTTGTCGCCCAAGGCGGGCATCTGTTGTTCAACCAGCGCACTGTTGATCAGGGGAAGATCGAAGCCGCGAATGAAATGTCCGGTGACAAGATCCGCCTGATCGTAAACGGTCAGAAAGGCGTTGAGCATTTCGGGTAGCGTGATCTCCCCCAATAGCACAACGGTAGGATCGAGTTGTGGAGTGTCGATCCATGCCCAAGCAATCGCCGTGATCTCCCGGCTCACGTAATCCCCGCCGATCCAATGCAACGGGCGACACTCGCAGTCAAAATCCAACACTCGCAACGGGCGATGATGAACCTGAACGGGCATCGAATCAATACGCAACACTTCACTAGGCGAAGACGCCACCGTGGGAACTGCTCGCGGAATGATCCTGATGATCACTGTGATTCTCCGGTTTTGGGTTCTTCGATTAACTGGATATCGAACGCCGCACCAGCCGGAAGCCCCAACACCGACTTACCCGCTTTCAACGCTTCAACTTCCGGGTTCAGTCTGTCTTCGATGAAGTCGATGGTTTCTAAGCGTTGTCTCAAGCGATGCTGCGCCATCCGAACTGCTTTCAACTGGCTCACTTGGCGACTGTCCCTGCTTAAACTCATTGAGTCTCCTTTGAATGTGCTGTTTGATCTGCGTAGCTAGTTCTGCTGTAGCGACGTACCCATACATGATACCGGCACCGTAGACTAACCGGGCGTTAGATCGTGCTATGCATGCCCGCCCCTTTGGTGATATATAATATCGACGGCGCCGAATTTTTCCCGCAGGGGATGTGTTATTTCGGTACAGTGCAGCCTTTCCTTTGGGCGTCTTTTTCCATCTACTCAATCGTTCACGAGCGCACTGACGACAACGGCCGGTAGGGCAGGCTTTGCCCCCTGATATCGTGTTTTCGGGGGTTCGTGGATGGGAACATCTCAACCATGTCGATTTATCCATTTTACCCTTAGACACGAAGGGGGACGAGCGCACAGGTTGCGCCCGCCCCCGAAAGTGGACGAAAGTGTCCTACGCCGATGCCTGCACGGTCGCTACGACAGCCACGCGGCCGGTTTCGAAGATCTCCACGATCTTGCCGTTGGCCTTGCGAGCCACGATCAGGGAGTGCTGATTCTCATACACAGGCGGCTGCACGACACCTTCCGACAGCCACAGGGATGATCCCCGGCGCCCCGGATAGACGATGGTGTCCCCTACATGGATACGGACGCCGCGACAATCAATAATCTCGTTCATCACTTCCCCTTCTTTTCGGCTGCTTCGTGAATGGCGATGGCGATGGTGAGCAGCGCGTACACAATCGCTTTACCGATATACCAGTCGGATGAATGCGGTTCGGCTTCGACAACTGCCTGTTTGGTTTCCTTCACCCATGCTGCGAATCGTTCAGTCGCCATGATGTCCTCCAAGCAGGCGTTTGGCCACACGTTCTGCCGGGAAGGAGATCTTCTCATACGGCTTCTTCGGCGTCGTCACCTTGAAGCCTTCGATCTCTTCCACCGACAGCCCATGTGCGATCATTTTCTTCTCATCGAACTTCGTAGTGTTGCCGGTTACATTGCTGATCGTGTAACCATCGAACTCCAAACTCACTTCCCCAGTCGCTTCACGGATGGCGCGGATCTCACCCTTGATCTTCTCGTACTTCTGATCCGCGATGTCCCGTGCGATCTTCTCCTTCTGTGCGGCCTTCAGCTTGATCAGCAGTCGGGCTCGCGTCGATGGCTGGAGCTTCACCGTTCGTGTTTCGGTCGTTGTCACAGCTGTCATGCGCGTTCTCCTTTATGTTGCAGTAACCCAGCAAACGTAATGCCACTAATTTGACATCGGAAGGACACGCAAGATCGTAATACCTTTTTGTACAGCCTTCCATCGAACAAATAGGAACGTCCGGAGCGATCTTTCCGCAATCACAACGTGTGTATCTGGTCATTTCTTGTATCTCGGTCCCGCGCAACCTTCAACCGCTACTGGGCAATCCTTCGCCCAATCAGGACACTCAGCCATCAACTTTTCGAACTGCTTGATGTCTCCAGCGCCCGATTCGGCAATGATTTCGTCATGCACAGTAAGCACCACATTATAGATCCCCGTGCGCTCGATCCTCTGCATAGCGCATGCCATCAGATCTCGGCTGATAGCTTGCACGATGTTCTCCACCAACATGCCGCCGTAGGACGTTTGTCTCTCCCATTTATGGGACAACTGGTTGATGCCTTTGTAGGTCAGGGCGTTCTTTTTCTCCCCCCAAGGGGTTTCCCGTTCACGAAGCTCCGGATCCGGATACGCCAGCTTCCGCCCACTCGGCAGAATGCAATATAGGAAGCGCCCTTCCACCTTCCATTGGATCTTCCCCACCCACACTTGCTTGCCGGGATGCTCGACCGCTCGCCGTGCGGCGTCTTCCAGATCACTCCACAGTTGTTTCACACGCCAGAACTTCGTACGATAGGCTTCAACTACCCGCTGTGCAAAGCCACCACCTAGGATGCTCCCTGCCTTGGCTGCTGTGGCTTGGAATTTCGACCAACCCATCTGGTAGCCGAGTCCCAAGATTGCAGCCTTTCCGACCTGTCGTTCTTCCTTGTCGGCCTTGCTGATGGGACGCCCGTAGATCTCGCTCGCCATCTCGCAGTAGATGTCACGGCCCGACCTGAAGATATCGAGCCCCTTCTGATCCCCCGCGACCCAAAGGAGCACACGCGCTTCAATGGACGAATAATCCGCCACATAAAGCTGTGAAGCTGGCGCCGCCACGATTGCACCCCGGAGTGCATTCGCAAGTGCATCCATGACGGATCCGATGGCCTTGCCGGGCGCCTTGACTGGATCAACCGGGAAGTCTCCAATTGCGCTGCGGTCACGAGATTTGAGAACTCTCCAAAGCCCTTCGATGTCTCCAACGCTCCCCCTAACGAAGTTGTGCGGCTGAACTCCTTGCCCTGACCAGCGACCGGTACTCGCACCGTGGTAAAGCAATCCACCACGCACCCGGCCGGTATCATCCATCCACTGTTGCATCTTCACGTACTTCGCCGTGCTCGATCTCCCCAACTCTTTCATCAATTGGAGCCCACGCTTGGCATCGTCGGATATACCTACGCCAGACATGTCCCACAGTGCAGCCTGTTCCGAATCATCTTCCAAGGCTGCACTGATCGTTTCCGCCCGTGTGTCCGGCAAATGCACGCCTTCACTCGCCAACCACTTGATCATCTGTGCGCGTTGCGTGGCCTTCTTCACTTTGCCTTTGGTAAGTGTGGCTAACTCCCCATTCAAAATTTTCTCTTCACCCGCGATCAAATGCAGCGCCGTCGTTACGGCATCAATGTCCAGCTGGAACCCCCGGCTATTGATCACCCGGTCCATCAGAAACATTCGCTCTTCATCGTCGGAGAGATCTGGGATCTGGCTGCTGAGTGCTTCTTCCGCTAGCACATCCTGCCTGCAATACTCCCACAGGCGTTTATAGAGCGCCTTGCTCTCATGCCAGTAGTAGCGACGGGGTTTAATGCCATGACGTTCGCACAGTTCAATCTCAGCTTTGCGTGGCGCTCGCGGCTTGCTCACCTTACGCATCACCAACGTGCCTTCCTTATCCTTCATCATCGGCTTGCCGAGATGCGTGCCGTTGTCGTCTTGACCAAGTAGTCTCGCCGCTACAGACGACGCTAACGCTCGTAAGGCATCGTCAAGGGATCTGGGGAGTGAATGGCTGGCGGCTTTCGCCGCCGAACAACGCCACTGATCATCGCGCACAGCTGGAAAACCATGCTTCGGCACGAGTTGGTTACGCCAAATACAAAACTCAAACCACACATTGTGAGCTTCAACGATGCCCCCTTCTTCAATCCATTCGATCAACTCCTGCACGTCGCCAATCTTCTCAACCCCCTTGATGCCTAACTGTGGGAACGCAGGATGCCATAGCCCCGTCCGTCCTTCTTCCCAATAGGGGAGACGGAACGCCAGACACAGCACACGTGTGGATGGATGAAGAGAATAACGCCACACACCACTGTTGCGCAGTGAACAGGCCGAACGTGTTTCAAAGTCTACAGTTGCGCGTGGCGTCATCTCCATGATTAGTTCGCCCGACCTTCCGGCACGTCGATCTCTTCCATGAACACGTAGTTCGGGAAGCAGCCCACATAGCGGCCCCGATACGGCGGTGCGCCCTGCTTCATGGCTTCCATCGCGTCTTCCATCGACAGCTTCTTGAACGCTACGAAATTCACCCCGCCGTGTTCCGTGAAGTTGCACACATGCGCATGTACTTCCTTCGTTTCCATGCGTTCGGTCTTCGCGTTGTACCAATCCAACACGAACAGCTTCAACGCCGGAAGCGGTGGAAGCTCCAACACGTCTTCATTGTCAGTCGGCTCTTCCGGCCCACCCGGTCCCGTAATGATACGTCCCCGTTTCCCGCTCATTTGCGCTCCCCTTTCAACCATGTGACGAGTTTTTCTGCCCGTGCCTTACCGAACTTCTTCACTGTCTTACCCTTGAGATCTAGATTCGCCCATTCATCCGCTTTTGCATTCGCCGCGACACGAACAGATCGAAAAGTTTTCTCGGCAACCGCAGCGGTCTTATAACCAACTCCCGGCCAACGCATGAGTGCAGCAGCCACATCACTGACTGGCCGGAAAGTCGGTGCATCATGCACAGCCAGATGACTAGCATGCTGATCCAGATCCCGATCAGTCCACCACCGATATAAAGCAGTGATGAAAGCGATAGTCTCTGCGCGAGTAGGTGTGCAGACCACATGCAATCCCCCACGTAGCTCCAGTGTCAACAATCGTTCACGAAGCTCCTGCGTGAGCATTTTCCCCGGTATCGGTTGCCAGCCCCGATGTTTGCCCTTGAAGACCGTGACAAGTCCCGTGCGTGGGTCATGCCGCCACTGGCCTTCCACCAGCAGCCACGCCCGGTCGTATGCACCATTCGGGCCAACGAGCTTCGGCAGTTGTTCACCGGACAGCCGACCTGAACGCAAGGACTGTGCCAAGTCCGTACTATTGCTGTCCAGTCGTTTGAATTCCACACCGATGTTCAAGGATTCGCCGCCTTCACCCCGGCCAATGAACGCCAGATCCCCGGCGTCCAACCAGCACTCCTTGGCGGGAAGTCCGGCGGCTATCAAGGGCTCTACGAGAAATGCGCCCTTCGGACCTTGGGGATCTACCAATAACATTCCTACTCCTTCTCAAACACGGACCATGCGCGAATCGCATAGCCCGCACCTGTGGTTACTCCCCATACACCAATGAGACGTAAAGGTTTTCGACTCATGGGCACTTGGAAATGAAGTAAGCCAACGCGACCCCCTGACATGAGCACCCGACAGGCTTCTTTCAGTATTGATCCCGGTGTCGGATAGTGCTTCCCTACGCCGTATAAAGACTCTGCATATTCTTTGCTGTACGGCGGATCTGCCATCGCCCACACAAAGGATTCATCAGGAAAAGGCCCAAAATCCAACGCCGGTTTAGGGTTCCCAAACATGATCGGGTGCCCTTGTCCTTTTGATGCGGGGCCGTAGGCGCCAAATTTATGTCGTGCCATTACTTGTCCTTTCGAGCGTCACAATCAATACACCGCCCGTTCACGTACGTGTGCTTGCCATCCGGTGAACACGGACAGAGCGCCTTCGTCACTGTCATTCGTTACCCTTGAACTGAAAATACGCGCACACCGCACGCAGAATCGGCTTATACTCGCCGATGTTATTGATCAAAGTGATGATCATCGCAATCGCTTCAACCTGTGGTGTCACGGTGATTTGACGCACGAGTTTTTTGCTCATACCCAATCACTTTCTTCACTCTCCGGAAATACCATCTGCGCGAACGTCGAAAACTCGCAATACGGGATCGTCGTGTTCTGAATGTCTCGTCCACCCGGCCCACGGCTCTTCCCGATATTCATGTAGAACTCGCCATCCACCAACACATGCTCAATGTTGATGTGCATCAATTCGTCAATCTCGGGCATTCCGCGCCGCTGCCGGTCACTGGTCTTATTGGCCCCCATCTTACCTGAACTCTTCATCGTCTGTCCCCACCGATCTTTCATGCCTTGAATGACGCAGAAATTGATGTCTGCGTCCTTGGCCTTGTTGATCAAGGACCGGTAACGCTGAAACAGCGGATAGTAGGCCGCTGGTGCATCGGTCGGCGCCCCAAGCACGGCGAACTTGAAGATCTCGTAGATCTGTGTCTCCTTGTCCCAAATGATCGTCCGCACACCGTTCTCAATCGCCTGTTCGAAGTCCACTTCGATCTTCACGGCTGTTTCTTCCGCGCTGTCTTGTGTGGCGCCGTGCGTGTTGGCGTCGTAGGGCACAACGTAGATGTCTTTCTCGCGCCCTTCGTCTTCCAACTTCTTCAAATACACATCCACAACACCTTCTGTGCCGCGATCCAAGGACTGTAGGAGTATTGGCCCCGGCGCTGTCAGACCAAATGACGTCTTGAGCGTGCCGACTTCACCAAAGCTCGCCCAGATGATCCGCTGTTTCGCAGTCGTGCCTGCTTTGTTTTCACCGAACAGATCTTCCAAGCCCGAAGTTTTCTTGCTCTTCATACCACTCCTTTTTGAACTTTACGAATTACAAAAAAGTCTTCCAACAGCGGAACACGCTTCATGATCCAACGAGCGTAATAGGCGCGGAAATTGTTGTTGAGTTTGTAGATATCTCCCTGTGTTTTTATCAAATGGTTATATCGCACCACTTCGAATGCAGCATTGATCGACCAGCGATCTTGCCCGGCACTTTGCGCGTCCAAGCACACTTCAACCAGTTCATCAAAAATGAGGGGGTTCAAATGATGAAAATCCTGTGCCTTTTGTTCTAGTAAATTCATTCGCTCTCCTTCCATGTCCACACGTCTGTTGTAAAAGCATCGTATCGGCAGTCACTGCTGCCATCGAACAACACCAACATGCAATCCTTCGGAAACCCCGCCTTACCATCGAAGCTCGGGCGCCCATTGAGAAACAACACCGTCACGCCCGATTGCTGATGAATGTAATCACGATACCAATTGCTCCCCACACTCGCAGGCACTAGGAACGCAATACGTGCGCCCTTCTTTTTCGCATACAAGCATTTCTGCGCCCATACACTAATGTTCGCAAACGGCGGGTTCAACCAACCCCAACCATCTTCACACGCTAATGCCCACAACCCAGCTTTCTTGCCGAGTGAGTCATTCTGCTCCGCCCAGAAGGCTCCATGCCCCAAACGTGCAGCCACCCGTTGCGCTTGCGTGCCAAAGCGCACGGTCACAGCGTTCGTCTTATCGGCGGCAAAATCATGCTGGAATGTCCGAACATCCAGCCGCTTGAGCACTGCTCGCACTAGATCTTCCGGCGTCATGTAATCTTGCTTCGATCTACCGGGTTTCTGCTTGGGCATCGGCATCAGCGCACCACTCTCACGTTATGCTGCACCGCCCACCCCCGCGCAACAATGGACGCCACAAGCACCGGTACAGCAGCCTTCTTCGGCAGTTTCTTCCCAATGGCTTCCACTGCCATGCACTGCCCGGCGTTCATCGCATCGAGTGCATCAGGGTTCTGCGTGACATGCCCGGCCCATCCAGCTTCGTGCGCGCCATGCATGATCGCGTAGTGCGTGGTAGCACTGTCCGCCGCACACAATAGCCTGAACGTGAGAAACAGAGCTTTCATTGCGTTCTCCCAATTAGCAACTTAGCAACATGCCGGGCTTCGATCTGTTCTTCCGTCATGCCCACAAGAATCTTTACATCGTCGTAATACGCGAAGCGTTTGTTGCCGTCGTAACCTGTGCGTATGTGGGGGATGCCGTCGTTCCACATTTCAACCGGTGGCAACGTCTCCTGCCCGTAGATATTCACATCCCGCACGGTCGTTACTTCTTTTTCCATGCGCGTAGCCAGTGGGTTTGTATATTCCTGAAGCCGCGTGAAGTACGCTCGCCATGTTTCAAAGGGCATATCATACCAACGAGTCTTTGGGATCACAGCGTGATTTGCGCCAACGAATGACCTTACCCGGCTCACCCGTGTTCACTTCAGCAGTCCTTCATGCCGTGCATGATTCAGGCACATCCGCTCGTTTTCTTCCAACTCGCGCTCCGAGAATTCAATGTTCAAAGGCACGAACACCGGCTGAAAGGGTTTGTAGATCGAAAACACTCCCAACCATCCATGCCGTAGCTCCAGCCACTTGATATACAGCTTCATCTGCGTGAGATATTTATCCATCTTCGGCGGCAGGTTGTTGATCGCGGCTTGAAGGTCCACGAGATCCGTGATCTTCATGCTCGTTAGCTTCAACTCCCCCACCCGCGTGACACCGTTGTGGATCAAGAGATCCGGTGAAAACGCAATCTCCTGACCATCCGGCAGCGTGTGGATAAATTCACCGGGCCGGTAGCAGTTCACCCCATTCATGCGCATTACCGGTTCCATCCACAATTCCATCGCCGTGCCAAGGAACATCAGTTCGTCGTTTGGCTCGGAGTCTTCACCCGGTGCGCCGTAACGCTTCGGGTCTAGATGTTTGTAAAGATTGCCGTAGATGTCGCTGGCATGGAGTCCCGTAGACCGCACGAGATCCGATGCTGTGAGCTTGATGGCGTCAGCGGGCGTGATGATCATTTGGCCTGTCCAAACACTTTAGACTGCACACCGCAATAGCAGCAGAAGAGACGTTCTGCCACGAATTTCAAACCCTTCTTTCCGCAGTTCGGACAGGGGATCCCTTGGAATTCGTTCTGCATTGTTTGCTCCCCTCTAATAGCAAAGGCGGGGGTCAGATGCATATAGGATCCAACCCCCGCCCCGCCGACTCGTTCATGCTTGGCCGTAATACACGCAATCGACTTGCGCGGCAGTGCCCACTCTGTTTGATGGCGACTTAACGCTACCTATCCGTTACGAGTCTTCATTCAGCTGAATGCATTAATCGCGTGGCCTGTGTGGGCAACACCCACCGAACCATCGACTGCCCACTAGGACGTTGCAACCGACTCATCCACGCCATGACGCCCTAGCTACCCCAGATCACCTTGTCGCCGTCGATCGGCGCCGCCGACACTTCCACGCCAGGTGGGAGATCCAGCTGTCCGCGATCCACATTGCAGTGGTCCGTCGTGTCAGCCGCCGCCGTCGAGATCTCGTTCTCGTTGACGTTGCTATCTCGCGGCATGTGTGCTCCTTTCTACTGATGAAGAAATGAGAGCGATGGTCGCATCGCCCCCGAGTGAACGCTATTCGTCGTCGCCGGGCAGTGAGACGGTGCCCGCTTTGCCGTTGAACTCGACTTCATCGATGCTCTTCAGGAACTTCGGATCTTCCAGCAACCCGATGATCGTC